ACTATTATCGTCTGATCCTGAGAATACTGTCTGAGCATTAGTTGCTGTATAATAAAAGTTAGCTTTTACACCTTCAACTGATGATGAAGCGTTAGCCCACTCACTACCGTTGTACACTTTCATAACACCATTAGTACTATCAAAGTACAAGGCACCTGTAATCAAAGCATTGCCATCATTATCTACGGTAGGATCACTAGACTTAGCACCTAAGTAACGATCATCAAATGCATCATATGAAGCAGCAGCAGCGTTTTGACTTGCTAGGGCATTAGCAGCATAAGTCTCAGCCTGTGTAGTTTGATTGTCTACATAGAGTTTTGTAGCTGCATCAGCGTTAGATGTGGGTGTAGCAAGACCTGTAATCTTGTTATCACCCATAGCAATCTCACCACTCATTGTACCACCAGCTTTAGGTAGCTTAGTAGCAATGCTAGTAGTTAGAGTAGTGTATACGTTTTGATCATCATTAATAGCTGCAGCTAATTCGTTTAGCGTATCAAGAGCACCGGGTGCACCACCAATAAGGCTAGTGATCTCACCATCTACATAAGCTTTTGTTGCAGCCTGTTGTGCCGTAGTGGGATCAGATACGTTTTCAATAGTAGTGTTAGTTACATCTAGCGTACCATTAACAGTTAAATTGTTTAGTGTAGAGTTACCTGTAGACGTAACATTACCTGTTAAATTACCTGTTACATCACCTGTTACATTGCCGCTTAAATTACCAGTAAAGCCACTGTTAGATGTAATGGTTGTACCTGTAATAGCTGCAGGGGTAGAGCCACCAATTACAGAGTTATTAATAGTACCACCACCAATAGCTGCAGTAGTAACTGAACCTAAGTTAGATACAGTAGCACCTGCAAAGTTTACTGTACCGGAAGCTGTAAGGTTAGTGAATACAGCACTTGATGCAGTACTTGAGCCAATAGCTGTTGAATCTATATTACCACCATTGATGTCAACAGTAGCAAGTGTAGACAAACCAGTTACACCAAGAGTACCACCAACAGTACTATTGCCTGTTACACCCAATGTGCTAGACATTGTAGTAGCACCAGTTACACCCAACGTACCGCCTACGGTAACGTTACCTGAAGCATCCATTGTAGTGAAGTCTGCAGCCGCTGCTGTAGTTCCACCAATAACTGTGTTGTCAATAGTACCTGCATTGATGTCTGCTGTATCAGCTACAAGACTATCAATGTTAGCTGTACCGTCTATGTAAAGATTGCGCCACTCAGAGCCTACAGCACCTAAGTCATATGTAGAATCCGCAGAAGGTGTAATGTTAGAAGCTACATCACCTGTAAGTGTAATAGTGTCACTGGCAGCATTACCTAGCGTAGTATTACCATTTACTGTAAGGTTAGATGTAATAGTAGCAGACTGGTGTACTGCTAGTGTGTCAATATAAGCTGTACCATCTAAGTACAAGTCTTTGAACTCTAGTGAAGATGTACCTAAGTCAATATCGTTATCTGTTACAGGAACTACTGCACCATCTTGAATGCGTACTTGCTCTACTGCAGAGCTAGATACTTCGACAAAAAAGCCTATGCGATTATTTGTTGTATCAATGACAACTTTATTGAGAGCATCTAAGTCAGCTATGAGAGGTACGTACTCACCCTCACCTGTTGTACCATCGTGCTTGTGTCCACCAGATGCAGCAAAGGCATCACGGAGTGCGTTATACTCAGCATTGATTGGAGCCGCACGAACTGTAGCGGTAGGGATAATGTCTGCTGTAGATTGTCTTATATAACCTGCCACGGTCTATCTCCTGTCTGCTGTACCATACGTCATGGCAATAGCTTGAATTGTATGGCTTGCATTCTGGTTGTTTGTAACGTAGCTTACTGATACAGATTTACCAGAACCAGATACATTAGTCAAGGCTTTAGGTGAAGGGTTGCCATCAAAAATATCACCTGAACCATAAATAGCTGTGCCGTAAATAGCCGCAGCGCCCTCAGTAGAAAAAGTATAACTCGCCGGGTTTAGAGAGTGTATATCATCATAGTCATACGAAACACCAACAAAGACTTCTGTGTTACCTTCAGACTTTAGATATGTATCTACTTTATAGATAATCTTTCTTATCTCAGGGTCTTCCATATAATAGTAAGGTGTTTGGTACAAGCTAAATATGTCACTGCCATCAAAAGATGTACCACGTTCCTGTCTATATACTTTACCTGAACCATCTCCGTGTATTACATGCTCAAACTGACCAACGTACCCAGATGCTACACAGTTAGCTTCAATACCAATTAGCTGGCTATATTCAAATATACTTTGTTTGTTTTGGCTCTTACGTATAGCACCAATCAAAGATAATGAACTATCGTTCTTAAAGAAAAACCTGAACTGAGACTTCTTACGAATAACAACAATACTAATATCTACAATAGTTTCGGATAAGTAATAGTTATCAAAGATGTCTTGGATCTCTTTAGATACAGGGGCGAGTTCAACATCGCCAATACGGTCAGTTCCTGAAATAGGTCTAATACCATCTGGTCCTAAGAATAGTAAGTCACCACCAAATTCTACCACAGAGTCAGGGGCAACGCAACCTAAATTTGATGTAACATTCTCTAAAACAAAGTCAGCTATGTTTGTGCCAGTTAACTTCTTAATATTATTAGCGCCAAAGATAAATAGTGTATTACGAAACTTTTTAACAGCAGTAATCTTAAAACCTACGTTAATAACACCTGCACCTGCAGCAGGGCTAAAGTCTGTAGCGTTAATAGGAGCACTGAAGAATAAGTTAAACGGCTCTGTTGAATCGCCAGCTAAGAATATATGTGAAGCAAACTCTTCTGCAAACTTAGGATCGTCAGGTGCATTAGTGTGCGTAATCTGTGTGTAGCTAGTACCATCATAAAGAGCAGCAGGGTTGATACCATCAGTTAAAAGTAGTACTTCACCAGTCCAGTTATACTCAGCAAAGCGTACACGGCTTACACCTACCATAGTAGGGTTGCCTGTAGAAGTTATGGCATCCCATGAGGAACTAGAGTTATTCCACTTGTGTAGATAGTTATACCCAGAATCAGGCTTTCTGCAAGCAAAAATACCATCATGTAAGTTGCCATTTACATATACTCCTAAAGTAGCTCCGTTACCCGGTACAGTACCGTAGTCATTAGAAAACCCGCTGATACGTCTATAGCCACCCGATAGAGATGGCTCATAGTTAATCATACGTAAAGCACTACCGCCTAAAGCAGAGGCGTGTGTTAGTGGGTCTACATTAGTAATAAGACCACCGCTGCACACTGTAAGGTTTGTGTTTAACCTATCCATGTTTATCTTTCGATAACTGTAGAGCGTAGCCTTAGTTCATCATCGAACATGACACGCTTCATACTTTTAATGCCTTGCTCAAACTTCTGCTGATGCATGTTAGCACTCTGCTCATTACTCCTAAAGTGCATCATGTACGCCATAGCACCGTCAATGATAACGTGATTGAAGCGCTCAGGTACAACACATATGTCGTTGTAGTTAGTTAATGAAGTAGGTACACTCCAGTATACGTACTCAATCTCGTAGTCTGCGTCAGGAATAGGTGTGACACCGAAAGAATCTCCGAATGTCTGATAGACTTTTATAGGCGCTGAATCACCGTTTACTTGATCCGCTAAATCATCCATAGGTCTATATATGCTAATGTACTCTTCGTAAGCTATAGCTTTTAATACTGTAGGTGTGTTCTCTTTAGTAGAGTTCTTCTTTAAATAAAATGTTTCCCAGTCTACGCTAGAGTAAGTAGTAGGGAAGGTGTACTCACGAGTACCTGCTGTAAGTGTTTGTGTATATGTAGTCTTCAAAAAGGGCCACTCTTGGCCTGTCTGGTATATCTCTCTTAAACTGCTATTGATAGCGTCTTTAGCTGTAGCCTGTACGTTACGTAGAGATGTAAAGTCAGAACCCGCAATATCCACAGGAACTTCATTTAAACGTCTCAGTAATTCGTTTGTAAGTTCTACATAGGTAGACATGGCACATCCTAAAGATTACGTTAGATAGAATAAGAGGGCCACCCGAAAGCAGCCCTCCTACTATTAAGTTTACGCCAAGTTGTACTTAGCTGTAACCAATGCTTCTGGACGCAAGATTTTGCGCCCATATAGATGCATACCACGCACGATGTCAGCGAATGAATCGGGGTCACGGTATGTTTCAGTTTTGTTGATCTGCTCTGCAGTTGCAACGGCTGAGTCATGTCCAGCAACGATAACACCATAGTTAGTGTTTTGGTTAGCTGTACCAGTTGTACCAGCGCCAGTACCTACTGCTGGAAGGTTGCTTGAAGTGTATACACGGAAGCCGTGGAAGTTATTCAAGACCATGCCATTCTGTAGACCTGAGCCACCGAAGTCAGCATTCAACAAGCGGCTGTCTTCGTCACGAAGGACTTCCATCATGATTGGGTCAATTACCAGCCAGCGACCTTGTGAGTCTACTTGCTGTTGATCCAACAGACGAGCCATACGTGAAACCAACATAGCTGGTGAAACAGTTGCGGTTGGCAAAGCTGTTGCGCCCGGCAAACGTGCAGCAACTGGGATTGAGTGATCAGCAGCACTTGTAGTAGTGATGTTGCCGAAGTCACCTTTCTTCAGTTTGTTAGCTGCAAGCAATTCGTCTGTACCAGCAGCCGTGTTTGCTTTTGTGCCGTTAACTACGTTGTTAACTGTGTTTGCATTAGCGTGTAAAGCTGACTGTTTGTAACCAGCCAAGTAACCAAGAACTTCTTGGTCATACTGGTCAGCCAAACGATAAGCTGCACGATTGGTTGCAAGACTCATGAAATTTACATGGGAGTGCGCTTCTTCGATGTCATCCATCTTGAAAGCAAAGTAGTTACTTTTATCTACAACCAATGAGAAATCTGCGTCAGCAAGATCTTGTGCTGCAACAGTTTCACCACGAGTGTAGGCACTCACTGAGATTTCAGGTTCTTTAATGATTTTAACAGTGTCACCCTGTCCAGAGATCTCACCGAAATAATCAGAGTTCGTAATGTCACCACATACGGTGGACTTACGGAAAGCAAGCTGTACCTGCTTTGAGTAGATTACAGGACTAAAGTTGCCATTTGGCAAGTTAGTGTATCCTGATGCTGATGCGAAAGCCATGTTGTTATCCTCCATAGATGTTAGGCTTATAAGTAATTAAGCTTAAACACTGTGTAAGAGGCTGCTCTTTCTAGGGTGCGATTGGTTCCTCAGTTGGCCTACTTTGGAACTATCGGGCCTGTACTTGATCAGGTAAGTCTTATCTTAGTAGTTTTCTGCTCAGTAGTAGTAGGAATGCAAAGGTAGCTACTTCTGCAGGGCTTAACATTCCTTAATTAACATACATAGTTATAGCATATATCTATGCGTTGTCAATACCTTTTTAACGTGCACCCCCAGAAATATCATAAATAAACTTACCACTACGGATAGCTTCCATGATTGCATCTGAGTTTGCTTCGTATTCTTGCGTAGACATGTTCTGCACTTGTGACTCACGAATATGTCCTGCTGGGTTGTCGTTGTCAGGTTTAGTTGTACGCTTAGTTACAACTGCAGAGGCTGCTTCTTTAGTCTTACGCCGCTTACCTTTAACGTCCATTCCATTATCAACCTTATACAGATCAATAACTCGTATAACTGATTTAGGGTCATCTTGGTTCTCATATAGAGCATCCTGTACCCACTTAGGTTGTTCACTAGCCCAATCATGAAATGAATCACTTGCACGTAGATCATCAAAGTCTGTGTGCATAGTACGGATTTCATTCTCTGCCTTAGTGCGCTGGGCTTCAGCGTTCATCTTGTCTATCTGCTGCAAGCGTTCATCTGCGTGGCTGAACTTCTCTTGAGCTTTCTTCTCAGCGATTGTCTCTACAATGCCAGCAATCTCAGGATACTTCTTAGCCCATGCCTCAATGCTTTCATCTGTAGTAGGTGGACGTACAGTGCCGTTCTGCTGAGCTTGACCTAGCTGCTCTTTAATAGCTTTCAGTTCTTCTGACTGCTTATTGAGGTGTGTACGTAGATCGTTGTAACGCTTCTTGTAGGTACGCTCTTCACCAGTCAAGTTATCTTCTTGTGCTTCACCTTCAGAGTTGGCTTCTTTTTGTTGGGTACGACCCTCAGTCTGTACTTGGGCTGGCGTAGCTCCTTCGCTACTGGATTCCTCTTCTTGCCCATTTGACTGTGCTTCCATTAGAGCTTTAAGCTCTGCCTCATCTTTCTCAATACGACTCTTGTTAGCTCGTGATCCACCCTTAGGTTGAACAAAGCCTGCACTCTTAGGTGTTTCTACTTGAGTTAGTTCTGGCATAGTTGTAGTTCCTTTTATGTTGGGGCCAGCAATATTGCCGGGTAGCCTTATAGTTATTTAGTCTGTATACTATCTACCAGACCCTGAGTATCGTGTCTTTCCACCATATGTTACCTTTTTAGCTTCTTTTTGACCTGAATCAACAGCAGCTTGCGCTCTTTGTGCTGCGGAAGGCTCGTTGTCTTCACGAGGGGCTTGAGGGGTATTGACAGTGGTGGTAGGGGTGGTAGATCCAGAGTCTGATCTTTTGGCATAAGATGCTGCATTTAAATCAGAAGTGTTTGTTCCTGATGTAGAAAAAATACTATCGTCTGAAGAGTTTAATGAAGAACCTGTTGTAGACGAGTACCAATCAGAGAAAGACATATCATCTGTTACTACAGACTCAGGTGCAGTAGTACTAGCTGCGCCGCCAAACCAAGTAGAGGGGTCAAACAAATTAAAGCTACTGCTTGATACAGGCATAGACATAGCTACGTCTTCACCTGCTGTCATTATAATATTTTGTGTGTTTTTATCAGAGTTACCATATAATGTTTGTATTGTACCCTTTTGTGCATCAGAATATTCTGTTTGTCCTGCTGTGTATGTGAAGTCTGTTTGACCTGTTACGCCTAATCCACCTGCAGTTAAAAACATGGTTTCAGCTAATGTCTTTGGTTTAATATTACCAGTATTACCAGATCCTAAACCACTAATAGACAAATCATATGCTTGTTTTGCTATTGCTTGTTTACCTTTTTTAATAGCGCCACCAACAACAGCACCTCCTATTAAGCCTAAAGGTGATGCACCAATAAGGCCTGTTACAAAGTTCTCTAATAGACTAGGATCCAGTGGGTCTTTACCATTACGCAAGTTATCCATCATACTTTTATTATAGGCATCGTAGTCCTCTTGAGTCCATTCAGATGCAGGCTTATTCCAATATCCATCCTGTGTCTTAATAACTGGACCTTTATCATCATCATCACGCTCTGCAGCGACCGTCTGTTGCTCCTGAACAGCAGTCTCACCTTTAGGTCTAAACCCTTGAGGTATACGCTTCATAGGCTTGCCATTAAAGAAGAAGATAAGCATCTCACGCCCTGTTTCAGGGTTTATGTATATACGAGATTCAAATCCACTAAAGCGAGCGCCTGTACCGCCGTAGCCACCAAAGCCACCACCCACAGGCTGTGGTACTGTAACTCCTGCTCCCGGTATGTTACCACCTTCAGCATAACCTTCTTTAGGCTCTTCGTCATCGCCTTCTGTTTCAAGCTCATCATCACGGAATGGTAGCTCATCACCTTCTTTAATGCGGTCCCAGCCTTGCTCTGCTGCACCTAATAGTTCATCAAAGAAACCTTCACCGAAGTAGCGAACAGCATACGCAGGGATAACGTACTCATTCTCACTTACACGAATGTCAATATCATCACGTACCTCAGAAGGTAAAGCACCTACAGGAGCAGTGTTGCCACTTACAGGATCTACCTGCTCTTCCAGCAGCATGTCGTTCATCTCTTCATCCGTGTTAGGTTCTTGGGCCATTCACTTCATCCCTTAAATAGGTTAACTTGCGTAGTGCAGCAATCTCGCCTTGAATGCGATACATGCCTTCCATTGTACTCTCTTGTTCTAACCTGCGGTGGGCTGTTTGTATTTTACTGTCTAGCATCTCTAAGAATGCATCCAATACAGCCTTCTCGTTCACGAGCTTCTTAATGTTACTGTTCACTGTTACGTACCTGTAAAGCCTTGCTCACCCGGTGTGGGTGCTGTGCCTGTGCCAATGTTACCACCACCTGCACCTGTAGTGTCACTCACAGCCACTCCCGCTTGCTCTGGGCCTGCTCCCGGTGCGCTGGGCTGGGGTGGCCCCTGTGGAGCACCTTCCGCTCCTGCTGGAGGCTCTGGAGGCTGTGTGAACTTCTTAAGGATCTCAGCTTGAATAGCTGCATCACTCAGAGAGTTAGTAACCTTGTCTGGGTCTAGATCCATTGACTTAGCAATCTCACGGATAATGTAGTCACTCTTAACGAATGGCTGTAGTGCAGGATTAGATGCAACACCCATAAATTGCATTAAGCGCTGTGACCGTACCTCGTTAGCCATCAAGCTCTCTGTGCCTGAAGCTTTAACTTCCAAGTCACCCTTGATGCCTGTGTCAAAGTCAAACTGCATATTGAATGCGAAGAATGCACGACCCATAGGGCCAATCAAATAATCATCAACATTCTTAACAACATTTCTGATGCTACCATTAGCTGCAGACATAAGCATAGAGATGCCAGAAGCAGTTCTCCCCACTCCACTGACGCCTGTTTGACCATGTGCGAAACTTGGGAAGCCTGTGCTTTCATCTGCTAAAACCCTAGCTTTATCAAAGAGTTGCATGTTTTCGCCAGCTACATTAGGGAACTTAGTTCCAAAGATGCCTTGACCCGGAGCACCCCCCTGTCTGCGAAACACCTTGCCGGGATACACACTTAAGTCCTGCCCCGGCACCAAATTGGTTTCGTCAACCTCAATGATTAGATTACCACTTAATGCAGCATTGTCAATAGCCATACGCATAAAGCCATTCATTAATGTCTGCGTATCGTCCATATTCTCAGCAATACCTACACCAAAGAAGCTG